ATTTTATCTATACCCCAAAGAATACTGGCAATCTTTGAAAAATGTATTGACTGCCCGTCCATCGTCTGGTATGATGGTTTTTGATATGGTAGAAAAATCAAATCCTAGTCATGTGACAATGTATGGGTTTGATTGGAAACAAACACGAACCTATTATAATGATGGGTTGTCCGGCAGACAATTAGAAAGTCCCAGTGAACCTATTGGGCCTCATAACTGGATTGCAGAAAGACAATATATAATGGGTAAAGTAAATAAAATGAATTGGGATATACAATGATATTAGTTGATATGAACCAAGTCACCATTAGTAATCTAATGATGCAAATTGGTTCTCGTAATCAGAATGATGTAGATGAAGACTTAGTTCGCCACATGGTTTTAAACTCACTGCGTTCTTATCGTAGTAAATTTAGTGAAGAGTATGGTGAACTGGTTCTATGTTATGACAGCAAAAAGTATTGGAGAAGAGAGTTCTTCCCCAACTACAAATCCAATCGTAAGAAAGACAGAGCAAAGTCTGGACTTGATTGGCCCCTCATCTTTGATACCTTGAATAATATTCGGGATGAAATCAAAGAAACATTCCCTTACAAAGTGATTGAAGTAGAAGGTGCAGAGGCAGATGACTGCATTGCATCTATTGTGCAACACATTGCTGAGACTCCATTTGAGTTTGAAAAGGTTCTTATCTTGTCAGGAGACAAAGACTTCATTCAACTTCAAAAACACGGTTTTGTAAAACAATACAGTCCAGTGTTGAAGAAGTTTGTGAATGGACAAGACCCGACACTATATATTAAGGAACATGTATTGAAGGGTGACAGGAGTGATGGTATTCCTAACTTCCTATCACCAGACAATACGTTTGCAGATGATTTACGACAGAAACCTCTTGCAAAGAAAAAACTGGAAGCATGGATTGACCTTGATCCAGCAGATTTTTGCACAGAGGAGATGATGCGTAATTATCAACGCAACAAAACTTTGATTGATTTGGAGTGTATTCCTAATGACTTGAAGGTGAAGATTATGGAAGAATACCAGAAACCACCAAAAGGTGATCGGGCGAAACTACTAAATTATTTTATACAAAAGAGATTGAAGAATCTTATGAACGATATTGGAGACTTTTAAAATGGTTCAAGACACATATACACCTCTACTAAGTGAGGTATTGAGAAAAGTTCACAATGCAAAGACTAAGGATAAGAAAATTGAACTCCTACGTCAATACGATTGTGAACCACTACGAATGGTTATTAAATCATCATTCGATCCAAACATTGAATGGACAATTCCAGAAGGCGAAGTGCCATTCAAAGTAAATGAAGCTGAAGAAGGAACTGAACATACAGTTCTAAGACGTGAAGCGAGAAAACTCTATCGGTTTATTAAGGGTGGTGATGATGCAACCCCTCGTTTTAAGAAAGAGAACATGTTTATCCAAATGTTAGAAGGACTGCATAAATCAGAGGCAGAACTTCTAATTGCAGCGAAAGACAAAAAACTACATCAAGTCTACAAAGGATTGTCGGCCGCTGTTGTCAAGGAAGCGTTCGGTTGGAACGACAATTTTATTCGGAGTTAATTATGAAAGAAGGTGTGTGCGTCCCTAACGTGACGTTCAAATATCGTGTTCGCACAGATGGTGAAGATATTTGCCATGTGAACAGAAACAATGGGGGCGAGAACCCATTTGAGTGGTGTGATGTAACCTCTCAAGAAATCTTTGGTGGTAAACGTGTGGTGGTGTTCTCACTGCCTGGCGCTTTCACACCAACATGTTCTACGATGCAAGTCCCTGGCTTTGAGGATAAGTATTGGGACATTCGTAAAGATTATGATATTGATGAAATTTATGTTATTTCTGTGAATGACACATTCACTATGCGTAAGTGGATGATTGACCAATATGTCAAGAACATCAAATTTATACCAGATGGTAACGGCGAGTTTACAAGACAAATGGGTATGCTTGTCGATAAGAGCAATCTTGGGTTTGGTATGCGCTCTTGGCGTTATGCTATGGTTGTAAATGATGGTAAGGTTGAGGAGTTTTGGGAAGAGCCAGGCAGAACAGACAACTGCGAAACTGACCCATACACAACAACAGACCCAGATACAATCATTACCTACCTAAAATCTGGATTCAGTAGAGGATAAAAATAAATGAGTTTCGAATTCGACTTCACCAAAGAGCATCTACAGGAAATCATTTCTGCTGATGCAGATGATTGGTATGATGCACTGGTAGATATTCTACCCAAGTATGGTATCACAACAGAACGTAGAGTTGCACACTTCCTAAGTCAGTGCGCTCACGAATCAGGCGGTTTCAAACGTCTGGAAGAAAATCTAAACTATTCTGCAAAGGCGCTTCGTGCAGTCTTTGGACGTTACTTTGGTAATCCACCAAAGCGTGATGCAGACGAATACCATCGTCAACCAGAGATGATTGCCAACTATGTCTATATGGATGAGTTCCGTAAGTATAAGATGGGCAACACTGAGGAAGGTGATGGATGGCGTTTTCGTGGCCGTGGACTGAAACAACTTACAGGACGTGAGAACTATACACGTTTTGGTGATTCAGTTGGTATGAGCGCAGAAGAAGCCGCAGAATATGTTGCAACACCGGCGGGTGCAGTAGAGTCTGCATGTTGGTATTGGGACAGTCGTAACCTAAACGCCATTGCAGATGGTGATGACGTGAAGGCGATGACTAAGAAGATTAATGGTGGCACTATCGGACTAGAAGATAGGCAAAACCGTTATGTCCATGCACTGAAAGTATTGGGTATGGAAGCAGAAGCGTTGTCCTCTGATGAGGATGATGTGGAAGATATCATTGATGATATCGGCGTTCTACGCAAAGGTTCTCGTGGCGATGGTGTCAAGTTGATGCAAGAAGCACTAGGTATTGGTGCAGACGGTGTATTTGGCCCAGGCACAGAACGTGCGTTGAAAGAGTGGCAGGCAGCGAATGGACTCGTTGCAGATGGAATTGCAGGCCCTGCCACATTTGAGGAACTTTTTTCGTAAAAGTTCTTGACTATCAGTAACTTATGGGTTACTATAATAAAAGATGGTGAGGGCAACGCCTCTCTCTCAACTCTCTCTCACTAGTTGACTTCACCATCTACTGCGGTTGTAGTATAAAAGTATTACAGTTATCTTCCCGATAACAGATGGAGGTGCGATTCCTACCCAACCGCTCCAATTTTTTTCTACTTTTTACTCAAGTCCTTGTTTTGCAAGGACTTTTTTTTAGCTAAAAACGCTTGACTTTGTTATGAGAACATGTATAATATAAGTATAGATTGAGAAAGAGAGTCAGATATGAACTATGTCGAAGTAAACGGTGGGAACAAATTCCAGAAGGAAATCGCCCGTAAGGTGGTTGAGTTCTGTATCAAAGAGTTATTGCCTCGTTTTCGCACACTAGAGATTACTGTCAACATCAAGAAACTGAAGGGTGACGCCGTTGGTTACTGCATGATGGAAGACACTAACCGTGAGTTTGAGATTGAGGTAAGTAAAGAACTGACCCTCAAGGAACTAGTTACTACACTCGCTCATGAGATGATTCACGTCAAGCAATATGCCCGAAATGAAATGGATGGGTATAGTAATCGTTGGAAGAAAGCGAAAGTCAAAGAAGGAACTAACTATTGGGAACTTCCTTGGGAAAAAGAAGCCTACCGTCTACAGGACAAGTTGGCACAAAAGATTTGGGATGCAGATATTTTGTAAAAAAGTGCTTGACAGCACATCCCAAATCAAGTAACATTAGCTATGTAAGAGATCAGAAAGAGAGAATATATTATGAATATGCAAAGTAAATTTCGTGAAGGCCAGATGGTTGCAGTAATCCAC